GTACGTCAAGCACTGCGAATTCTTTCGCCTGGGCGCGAAGTATAAGCAGCGGCTCGCGATGTGTGCGAACCGTATTGGTAAGACCGAAGGCATGGGCGGGTATGAGACTGTCTGCCATCTTACCGGCAGATATCCAGACTGGTGGGAAGGCTACAGATTTACGAAGCCGGTTCTGGCCTGGGTAGCCGGCGAGACGAATAAAGATGTCCGAGACTCGATCCAACTCAAGCTTTGCGGCAATGCGAACGCTCTGGGGACAGGGCTTATACCTGGCGAGTTATTGGGGCGTCGTACTGCTAAGTCTGGCGTACCAGATGCTTTCGACACCATCTATGTCAAGCACGCAAGCGGCGGATGGTCCCGACTCACGTTTAAAAGCTACGCCGAAGGCCGGGAAAGCTTCCAGGCCGCGGACGTAGACCTGTTGTGGCTCGACGAGGAGCCCAGTCTGGCCATCTACACCGAAGCGATCACGCGGACGATGACCACGAACGGCCTGGTGATGCTGACCTTTACGCCGCTCTTGGGCATGAGCGAAACGGTTCTGCAGTTCTTGCCGAACGGCGAGATTCAAGAGCGCCAGGACGCAACCAGGGCGGTGATCATGGCCACCTGGGATGATGCGCCGCATCTCACGCCGCAGATGAAAGAGGCAATGCTGGAGAGTTACCCGGCATTCCAGCGTGATGCGAGATCGAAAGGCATCCCGCAGCTTGGCTCTGGAGCCATCTACCCAGTGCCAGAGTCAGAGATCAAAGTAGCGCCGTTCCCGATTCCGGACTTCTGGCCGCGTGGTTATGGCTTCGATGTGGGATGGAACTTTACCGCCGGCGCCTGGGGAGCAAAAGATCCAGAGTCGAGCACGCTCTATATCTACGATGCGTATAAACGCTCGCATCTTGAGCCCAGCGTGCATGCAGCCGCGGTGAAGGCCAAAGGCGAATGGATTCCCGGGTTCATCGACCCAGCCAGCCGCGGGCGAGGGCAGGCAGACGGCCGGCAGCTGTTCAGCGACTACACGCAACTCGGCTTAAGGCTGGCGATCGCAGATAACGGTGTCGAATCCGGCCTTTACTCAGTCTGGAACCGCATGAGCACTGGCCGGCTGAAGGTCTTTGCAACCTGCTCGCAGTGGTTTGAAGAGTTCCGCTTGTATCGCAGAGACGAACGCGGCCAGGTAGTGAAGGCCAACGATCACCTGATGGATGCCACGCGCTATCTCGAGAGCAGGATTGCCAAGTTCACGCCGAAGCCAGTCCCCCCAATGCAGCAGCAGGGGCACGGCGGGAAATTCATGTGGCGATGACGAAGCTCACCTTGGCGCTCGAGCATAACGGCAGAACCTTCTCCTGCGAAGCCGATCTTAGCGAGGAGATGCTGCAAGCGGCTCTGATCATGGATTACGCCGAAGTGCAGGAAAACTACTTAGATCCGCTGTGTCAGGCGCTCTTACAGGAAATCAGACGTTTTCGAGGACAAGAAATTGGCCAAGCTTAAGTCAGCAACCCGTAATCAACTGCCGCGCAGCGAGTTCGGCCTGCCGGGATCACGCAAGTATCCCATGCCGGACAAACCCCATGCGGCTAATGCCAAGGCTCGCGCAACCCAGCAGGTAAACGCTGGACATCTCTCACCCAGCGCCGCGGCTCGCATCAGAGCCAAAGCCAACAAAATGCTGAAAGGATAACCACCCATGGCACAGAAACTGCACCACCTGGAAATTCATTTCGCACCCAAGCAGGGCGGGAAATTCAACGGCGCAACCGTTGAGCACCACTTTGAGATGGAGCGTAGCGGAAAGAGCAACGCCTTCATGGCCCATCCTCCGATGGAACGTCACCCGTTCGGACCCGGCCAGCACGAAGAGTACATCAACCATATCGCCAACGTGTCCGGTATTGAGCCGCCAAACACCCGCGAAGAGCACGCCGGCGAAGAAGCCTTCGCACCCAAAGAGTAAATGCTGACTCCCGCTAAAAAGCGCGAGCTGAACGGCAAGCTCATGAGCGTGGGGCTGGTGGGGCTGGATCAACCGCGTTCACTGGTTGCCCAGCTCGCCCTGGGAATCCAGACGCATGGGCAGTTCCGCGCGCTGCTGGTGAAAGTCGAACCGCAGCATCGCCAGGACTGCTATGAGGCCTTCCGCGGCCATCTGTCGTTTGAACCTAAGCCGCTCGACGTTTACATCGCAGAAGCTCGGCGCATTGCTGAAGAGCGCCAGCTGCCCAGGTGGAACAACGAAACCAAGATGTGTACGGAGTTCGAAGTGCAGAACGTAGGCCGCACGCCTAAGGAGACGGAGACCGCCCAAGTCGAGCGGCTAGTAACCGATACCGCCAAGGCCATCACGTTCGAGCACGTCAAGAAGCACCTGAGCCTGACCTGCCGCTACTGTACCTTCAGCGAAGACTTTCCCGGCAAAGAGAAGCCACAAGCCTGGGCCGATGCTGAAGCCGCCGGCTGGACAACCGTCACAACCCACGAAGGGCAGAGAGAAGTCTGCCCAAGCTGCTCTAAGCTGCGTTCCCGTTAATGCCCAACGACGAACAACTCAACGACGGTCCTCCGGTTAAGAACGACTCGAAGACCGAAGAGCTGCTGAAGCGTATCCGCGAGCGCTACCACCGCGCCAAAGACTACTGGGCCGACATCCAGAAGGAAGCGGCAACAGACATGCGCTACATCGCCGGCGATCCCTGGGACGGAGACGCCAAGAGCGAGCGCGAAGATGCCGGCAGGCCGGCATTATCACTTGACGAACTCAACCAATACCTCAACCAGGCCGAGAACAACATGCGCCAGAACCCGCGCGGCATCAAGGTTGAGCCTGCCGGGGATGGCGCCACCGATGACACGGCCGAATTCGAGCAGGGGTTGATTCGCGATATTGAGTATGCTTCGAGTGCGCCGCGCAATGCCTACGCGCCGGCCTACATGGGCGCCTTACAGCGCAGTTATGGGTTCTTCAAGATCACGCGCAAGTACAAGGCCAAGAGCTTCGATCAGGAAATCTCGATTGAAGGCGTGACCGACCCAGACACGATCATCTTTGACCCCGATGTGATCAAGGCTGATTGGTCCGATTCTAAGTTTGCCTTTGAGCACAAGCCGCTCACGAAGGAAGAGTTCAAGCGCCAATACCCCAAGGCCAAGATTCAGAGCTTCAGCGCGGCCGACACGGCCACGTACCCCGACTGGGTACGCTCTGACCATGTAGTTGTGGCCGCCTACTGGGAAGTTGAGGTAACCGAAGGCCGGCTGCTGTTGATTGAAGGCGGCGACGAAGGCCCGCAAGTGATGGATGAGGACGAACTGCCGGAGGGCATGGACCGGAAAACCCTGAAGGCCGCAGGCAAGATCCTGAAAGAGCGCTCTTACGATAAACGCTCCGTCAAGCAGTACATTACCAACGGCCTCGAGATCCTGAACAGCGAGGAAGAGCAGGAGCAGCCCGGGGAGCACATCCCCATCATTCCCGTTCTGGGCAAGGAGATCTGGGTGAACGATGGCGGAACCTCTCGCCGCGTGCTGACTTCTCTTGTCCGCCTGGCCCGGGATGCGCAGATGCTCTTCAACTACTACTGCTCGCAGGAAGCCGAAGAAGCCAGCAAAACTCCGCAATCGCCCTTCGTTGGAGCCAAAGGCCAATTCGAGTCTGATAAAGGCTCCTGGGAGAACCTCTCGCGCCAGCCGCGCGCCTACGTCCAGTATGACGTTGTGACCGATGCTACCGGGCAAGCTCCTCTCCCGGCACCGTCCAGGCCTCAGTATGTGCCGAACTTCCAGCAGTGGGAGATTGCCAAAGATTCATGCCGGCGCTCGATTCAGTCTGCCATGGGCATCAACCCGCTGCCTTCCGCCGCGCAGCGCAACAACGAAAAGAGCGGTGTAGCCCTCGAACGAATCGAGAGCCAGGAGCAGATTGGGTCATTTCACTTTACCGATAACTTCGATCGAGCCCTAGAGTTTGCCGGCAGAGTGGTTGAGAGCTGGATTCCGGTTGTCTATGACACGCAGCGCACCGTGGCTGTCAGAGCTGAAGATGGCGAGCATCGCATGGTCGACATCAACACCCCGGAGCCAGTACAAACCCCGGATGGCGGCCAGTATCACTACACCACAGGCGCGCAGCATCGGGTAACCATCTCCACCGGGCCAAGCTTCAAATCGGCACGCGAAGATGCTGCAGACTTCCTCGATACCTTGCTGAAAGTTCTGCCTACTCTGCCTCTCGCTCCTCCACAGATGCAGCAGCTGCTCTCGCTCGGTATTCAGATGCGCCAGCTGGGCCCCATCGGAGACAAGATGGCGGCGATCATCAAAGGTGACCCGAACGATCCGGCAACCCAGGCCCACCAGGCGCAGGCTCAACTGCAGCAGGCCGGCCAAGCCATGCAGCAGATGCAGCAGGAGCTGCAGAAGCTGATGTTCGAGCGCCAGGCCAAAGTCTTAGAGCTACAGGCCAAGGGCCAGCAGCAGCAGGCAGAGTACCAGCGCGACATCTCTCTGCAGAAGCTGAAGCTCGAGCACGATCTGGCCATGGCTGAAATCAATACGAAAGCCCAGCAGCTAGGCGAGCGCGTGAAATTCGTAGAAGACCTCTGGGCCAAGTTCCATGATCAAGCGCACGATGTGGCGCTCTCAGCTCAGGAGCACGGCCAGAATCTAGCGCAAGCGGCGCAACAGCACGACCAAGCCATGCAGCAAGGAGCTGCATCCGCCCAGCAGCAGCAAGCGCTATCGGCTCAGAACGCCGCTCAGACAGCAGCCCAGGCCCAGGCAGAGCCCCCAAGTTCGCCCGCTGGTGCGTAACCAGCAAAACCCCACGGAGAACCAATGGAAAACAATGCGGCAGTAGTAGCGGAGTCGCAGCCCGCGCAAGCAACACAAGAAGTAACACAGCCAGCCAGCATCAACGACTTCACCGCCGAAGAACGTCATGAGTGGAGAAAGACTGGCAACTGGCCCGACCGGAAAGCGACCGCCCAGCCGAAAACCGAGGTATCGGCACCCTCAAAAGATTCTTCCGCAGACTCAGCGAAGTCTGAAAGTGCCCCAGCCTCGGAAGCTGGAAAGCAAACGCAGGAGACAAAGACCCAGCAGCAACGACACAACGCCGATTCCCGCAAAGCCGAGCTAAACGCGGAGATCAAAGAGCTTCTCCGGAAGCGCGATGAACTTCGCAAAGAAACGCAAGCGCCGGCGGCAGCACCAACATCAAAGACGGAAACACCCGCAGCCTCGTCAACTGCGGCAGCTCCTCAAGAGCTGAAGCCTCCGGTAAAGCCTGACCCGAACTCCTTTAAGACCTGGGGAGAGTACGAAGCCGCTCGCGATGAGTACTTCGACAAGCTCTCAGACTATAAGGCGGCGAAGGCGATCGAAGGTCATAAGCAAGCGCTGGCGCAAGAGCAGCAGCGGCAGACAATCTCGAAACAGATGGAGGAAGCGCGGAAAGCCTATCCCGACTGGGACACCGTAGGCAAAACCGCGATCAATGCCGTCTGGGGGGATGGTAAGCCGGAATCGGGAGTGCATCCAGCCATCAAGCACGCGATTGGAAGCTCTCCCATCATGACTCATCTGCTGTACGTGCTCGGCGGGGATAAAGAGTTGGCCCAGTTCGTGGATCTTTCCCGTAAAGACCCAGCCCGGGCCCTCATGAAGCTCGGCGCCATGGAAGCGCTGCTCGTTCCAGAACTTGAGAAAGCAGGCAAAGACGCTGCCAACCTCGAGCGCAACGATAAAGGTCAATTCACCACCACGAAGACTCCTGAGAAGAAAGTATCGAGCGCACCTCCACCGGCCAAGGAAGTTGGCGGACCAGGAACCCCGCCGGCCGATGCACGGGTAGATGCGCAAAAACGCGGCGACTTTGAGGCTTACAGAAGCGCCTCGAATGCCCGCGACCTCGCCAGGTTTAAAACCCGGCGATAAAAAAAGGATTAAAGACTCATGGCGAATGCATTTCTGAACGTGCAATGGATCTCGGATGAGGTTCTGCGCCTGCTCATCAACTACCTGACGGTAGCCGAGTACTTCAATACCGACTATCAGAAGGATTTTGAGGAGCGCTTCGCAGTAGGCGCAACCATCCAGGTCAAATTCCCGCAACAATTCACCATCCGCTATGGCCTTGGGTACAACCCGCAAGGCATCAACCGGATTTCAACCACGGTCTCCCTGGGACAGCCCTTTGGCGCTGATTTCGAGTGGGATGACTATGAGAAGTTCGTGAACGTCGAACGCTCGGAAGAAGAAGTACGCGAGCAGTACCTCGAGCCCGCGGCCGCTCAGATCGCCCAGGAAATTGACTCGCAGTGCGCGCAGTTCGCGTATCAGAACTCGAACAACGTGCAAGGCGCCCTGGGAACCGATCCGACAGGCGTAGCAACCTACTACAACGCCCGCCGGCGCCTGAAAGAGCTTGCTTGTCCTCCAGGGAAGCGCGTCATCTGCTTGAGTTCTTCGATGATGAGCACCTTCGGGCAGAACATCACGACGTTCTTCCAGCCCGCGGATGAGCTCTCTCAGATGTTCAAAGAAGGCTCGCTCGGCCGCGCTGCAGGCTTCGATTGGTATGAGTCGAACTCGCTCTTCCAGCACACCGCCGGCAGCTTTGCCGCATCTGTCACCGTCACCGGCGCCGGGCAATCAGGCTCAACTCTGGTTGTGACCGGAACCAACAACGACACGCTGAACAAGGGAGACAAAATCTCCATTGCCAACGTGAACCAGGTGAACCCGCGTACTCGCAGAATTGTTGGCCCGACCGTGGCCAAGAACTTCGTAATTACGCAATCGATCACCCTGACCGGCGGCTCTGACACCATCAACATCTATCCGGCAATCTTTGGTCCGGGCAGCCAATACCAGAACGTCGATGCCCTGCCGGCCAACAGCGCAGCCATCACTCTGTGGCCTGGAACCGGCTCGCCTAACGGCAAAGTTGGAACCGTTGCCCTGGCGCTCTCGCGCTATGCGTTTGCTCTCGTAGGCGGCGACTTCTACAAACCAAAGTCGGTGGAAGAAGCCTCCAAGCAGCGCGACAAGCAGACCGGCATCCCCATCCGCTTCGTCTGGGCCTGGGACCCGGTTCGCTCGATGAACATTCGCAGGTTCGACACCATGATTGGGACCGGAGTCCTCTACGGGGATAACGGCGCCTGCTGCATCGCTGGAGCGTAAGCGGCTCAGTAACACAACCAACTCTAAAAAGGGAGAAATGAGAATCATGAATCGCTTTAAGTCTTTCCTGATTGGAATGGTTCTGGTGCTGATGAGCTCGTTCGCGGTTCAAGCGCAGACCATTCTAACCAATACCACGCTGGCGGCAGCTGTCGATACCATGCCCGGCAGCACCACCAACTTCGCTCCTGGCGTCTCCGCTGGGCTAGCGAAAACCATCAAAGTAGCCAGCGCTACCGGCATTACTGCACCCTCGACCACGGATAGCACCAAAGACACGTACTTGGTTGTTGATGCGGAGTGGATGCATGTTCTGGGGGTGAACGGCACTGTGATCACAGTGCAGCGCGGAGCGCACGGAACCCGGGCAGCATCGCACGCCAACTCGGCCACGGTGTTCGTAGTCCCGACCTCTCTGAGCACCTATTTTCGCAACGTGCCTCAGGGAGCTTGCACCCGTACCAATGAGCCCTTGCTGCCGCGCATCGATCCGGTAACTTCGCTGTTGTCCGACTGCCTGAACGGCCAGTGGGTGACCGGCGATGCTGTAACAACGCAGCGCACGCTCAACAACCTGCTGCGCCTTCCCGATCCGGGCGCCACAGCACTCACCGCGCTTGAAACCGCAGGAACGGCACCATCGGCCAACACGGAAATCTACTGCACAGAGCTCGATTTGCCGTTTAGCATGATGCTGACCGGAATTGCCAGCCTCAACGGAACCACGGTGGGCTCGGATAAGCACTGGGTCATTCTCTACGATGCCGGCGGGAACGTTCTGGCGAACTCGGCGGCCGCTGGAGCAACCACTTCAGGAGCTTCGACGTACCAGAAGTTTAACTTCACGTCGAAATTCTACGCAGTGGGCCCGGCCCGGTACTTCGGATGTGTTGGAACCAACGGCACCACCGATACCATTCGCCACGCGATCACCGCGGTAAACGACAACATCCTGGGCGGGACCATTACTGCGCAGGTATTCGGCACCGCGGCGGCGATCACTGCGCCCAGCTCGTTTACCACGGCCAAGGCGCCTTACTTAGCAGTGTTCTAAGCCTTTGCCGTTCTACTTTAAACCCAAGGGCCTGCCGCCCTCTCTGGAAGCGGAGAAGCGCGTGCGGGCCCAGCTTTTAGGAATCGAGGAAATATCCATGCAAAACACCGCGCAGCAGCAGCTTACTCCGGAAGATGCGGAGAAGATGCGCGAGCTGCTTCTGAGGTACGATCACGCCAACTCAAACAAGCCGGTCGACCTTAATAAGGTCGTGGTGCCGTATGAATTCCGCCAGTTTCCCATGGTGGTGTACAACCACACGAAGTCTAAGCCCGGCTTCCACGTGCTCAAGAACAACGGCAATGGCGAGTTCATCGAGTTCACCGGCGCACAATACGCCACGCGCACGGTGAGAAGCCAGAAGGAACTCGATCAGGCTCTTAAAGAGGGATTCGTGACTGACCCTCCAGTGTTCGATGATCCGGAGGAGCCGCAGATGCCGCAGACCAAGAATGTCACCGCAGCCCAGGTGCGCCGGCCGCGCAGTGAAGCTCTCTCCCGCAAGCATTCCGAGTAGGCGGCTTAAGCTTTGTCCCTAAAAATCAACGACATCCTAAACGCAGCTGCCCAGGAGATCGGCGTCCTGGGCCAGGGCGACACGCTGTCTGCCTACGACCAGGCGCTAGCACTGCAAAAGTGCAATGACATTCTGGACGAGTGGGCGGCGCGCAAGGCTTATGTTTACAACGATGCCTTCCTGTTGTTTACCTTGACAGCGAACCACGCGCCGCACCTGATTGGGCCGAACCTGACTTCGCCTGACTTTGCCGTGACCCAGCGCCCGGTAAGGATTGAAGGCTGGGACCTGGTTCTCAGCAACTTAAGCCCGGTTGTGGATCTGCCCAGGACGCGGATGCGGGATTCAACCTGGTGGACAAATCAGCGGGTGAAGTCGCTCGCATCGAATGTTCCGACGGATCTCTACTATGAGCCTGACTTCCCCAATGGCCAGCTGAACTTCTGGCCCGTTCCAAACTTCGCCTATCAGGTAAGGCTGCAAGTCTGGAACGTAATCAATCAGTTCGCGCTGGGACAGGTTTTCAACCTGCCGCCAGGATACCGGCGGGCCCTCACGCTGACCTTGGCGAAAGACTTGTGCGGACCCTTCCGCCGGGAATGGACAGAGACGCAAGCCGAGGGACTGGCCAAGGCCATCAAGGCCATCCTGGGCAATAACGACGAATCGCCGCGCATGGCCACCGCGGAGCCTGGGCAGCAAGGCCGGGGAAGCGGCAAGCGAGCAGACTTCAATTGGATGGATGGGAGCGTAGTGTAGTTTATGAGAAAACTATTAGCCTTCTTAGTCTTGTTCGGAGCCGCATGCCTGGCGCAGCAACCGAGCATAAACTGGCGCGGATCTCTTACCGCAACGTGCGCCAGCGCTACAGCGTCATGCCTGAGCACTGCCGGCTCGACGGTTGAGAACTCGGCTGGCGCCAATACCACGAACTTCGTGGGCGACCTGACTCCCTTCGGAGTGGCCACGGTAACCGTGAGTGGAACCTATGCCGGTGTGACCATCAACTTTGAATTTTCCGATGATGGTGGAACAACCTGGTTCCAGAACACCTGCACGCGAACCGATACGAATATTCAGGAAGTGTCGGAAACACTGCCGACCAATCAGACGCGCGCCTGGGATTGTGGGCTCTCCGGGCCAGTCAAGCTAAGAGTGCGGGCCAGCGCTCTTAGTTCTGGGACGGTGAACGTTGGCGTTACGGCCACGGTAAGCTCGATTGAGCCTGCGCCCACCATGCAACTCTCAGCCAGCGGCGTCTCCGGCAGCAATCCTTGCCTCAATCCTCATTCCAACTTCCAGTCAATCGCGTTCACGACCTCAGGGACGACGGCAGTTCAAGAAGTGGCGCTGTCTGCCGGAACCAAGATCTATGTTTGCTCGCTCTCGGTTGTGGGACAGAGCGGCACCACGCCAACCTTCTCGCTGGTGACCGGAACGGGGGCTAACTGCGGCTCTGGGCAGGCTACGCTGATTCCCGCATTTGCCACGCCGGCCAACACCATGATTCCTTTCGCCTCTCCGGTAGCTGTCGGACCCTCCGGCGCGGCGCTGTGTTACCTCGACTCAGGGACGACGCCTGTCCAGGTCGCCAACATCGGGTTCGTTCAGCAGTAAATGGCGCGTTTCAACTTCATCGGCTCGTACTACACGCTGCAATCTCCGATTGCCGACTGCCAGAAGCTTACCAACTGGCACGAAGAGACAATTGAGAGCGGAGTAGGCAAGGGCGCAAAGTGCCTGAATCCGTGTCCTGGGCTCAAGCTGTTTGCCACGGCTGGATCTGGGCCGGTTCGGGGCAGCATCGAAATCAACGGCAGATTCTTTGTTGTTAGCGGCACAGGGTTTTACGAGATCGGCTCAAGCGGCGCAGTCCTGAACAGTGCGAATCCCTGGGGTACAGTGGCCAACGATGGCAACCCGGCATCCATGGCGGCCAGCACTACGCAGATTCTCATCGCGTCCGGCGGAATCGCTTATGTGTTCTGGCTGGTCACGGTGGGCGGTAACGCTGCGGGTACGTTTACCGCTGTTGCGAACCTCGCAGGACTCAGCATCTCGCAAGTAGGCTATGCCGATGGGTTTTTCTTCGCCTTGCAGGCCAACTCGCAGACGGTGTACTCTTCGGCTCCACTTGATGCGTCAACTTGGAACCTGGCCAACATCGCCACAGTAAGCGTCTTTCCATCCAACCTCACAGGAATGCTGTTCGATCATCGCGAGATGTGGCTTTGGAGCCAGGAAAAGGCCGTTGTCTACTACGATGCTGGCTTGACGCTGTTTCCCTACGATCTGGTGCCCGGCGCTTTCCTCGAGGATGGCTTAGCTGCGCCGTTTACTCCCTGCCGGCTCGACAACAGTATCTTCTGGTGGTGCCAGGATGAGCGCGGATGGGGAATCTGCAAGCGGGCCAACGGCTATCTGGGCGTACGAGTGAGCAATCACGCCATTGAGACGCTGGTGCAGTCATTCTCGACTATTGCCGATGCGATTTCTTGGTCGTACCAGGATCAGGGTCACACGTTCTACGTGACTCTCTTTCCCACAGCCAATCAAACGCTGGTGTATGACGTAGCCACGCAGCAATGGCACGTGCGCAGCTGGCTCAACCCCGTATCGGGAATTGAGGAAGCGCACCTGGGGCGCAATCACTGTTTTGTGTTCAATAAGCATCTCGTAGGCAGCCGCAAAGACGGCAAGATTTACCAGATGTCGATACCGGTTGCCAATGGTTCAGCCTGGAGCTTTGCCGATGATGCCGGCAACCCCATCAAGCGCACCCGCCGCGCACCCGTGGTGGCGGTTGAAGGTGGCTGGATGTTCTTTAGCGAACTTGAAATCGATGCCGAAGTGGGATTAGGCCCAGAGCCGCCGCTGACCATGGCTGCGCCATTCCCGCAGCAGATTGTTTTAGCTTCTCCAAATGCCAGCCTGTGGAATATCACGGTGAACGATGCCGGGCAATTCCAGACAGCCGCGGCCGCTGCAGGAACGGCAACAACTACGCTTACGCTGAACGATACGGCTGTGGCCAGTACGTCGTGGCAGTTGCAAGTAAATAATGCCGGGCAATTGCAAGTTGTATCTGTAACCTACTCCGCGCTGAATCAGACTTCGTACCCGATGGCCACCAGCGGAACGCAGTTGTACACACAGATATCGATTGCCAACAAGAACTTGCAAGCGCAAACCCCGACAG